CTTCAATGCACTTGCCATTAAAAGTAATTCCTTTTCTGATGAAACGCCCATGCCTTGCACGGTGTTTGATAACGAATTGTAATGTATTTGATTGTTGAGTCTATCTGTCTAAAAGGGTCTAACGTCCCATAATGCTTGGACTTCATCTGACCCAATCCCCAATGGCTTTTGTTGCGTGCTTTGTAATTCCAATGACTTTCCTTTGTGATTATGCGGTCAAAACATTTGAATTCATCATAAATTAGAATCCTGGAATGGGCGTATAAGCGCAAATGGTCTGTTGAATAATTAGCTGCATTTGCATGTGGTTGGCTACTTATTGAAAGCAATGCTAAGAAAGCATAAAGCGCACCCATTAGCGATTTGCGCTTTTGCAAGATATCCGCGACCGCGTCTTGCTTCAAGCAAAAATAGCGTAGCAGACGTGTCAACGGTGTGGACAACTTAGGCAGGGGCTTGGGCGTGTCCAACAGGTTTTGTCCACCTGTGGAAAACGTCTGTGGATAACTTTTAACGTTTAATGGTTTCAATTGACCCCCACCCTTCACGTCCAATTGCTGACCTGACCTGGATTTTAAGGTTACGGCAATGAGTCACCACCACTGAACGCGGCGCGGGATATTCACGCGTTTTTTGTACGTCTAAGCAAATCTGCCAATGCGTGTCAAACACAATCAATTGCGTGTCAATGCCTAGCCTTTCAGCCGCTTTAAGCCACACCAGGCGGTGTGTTGCAATGGTATGTGTGCCATCTGCAATGACGTCTTTACCTTGTTCCAGGGCTGCGATTGCCTTTAATCGGGCAATGTAAAGGTATCGTCCAACATCTAGGTCACGGTTTATGCGCACGGCTTCAGTGTTGTAAATATGCTCAAAACCGCTGGCATTGTTGCGCACCCATGTTGACTTGCCTGCCCCTGGTGCGCCCATCAATACGGTTATCAGCTGATTTCCCATAACGTTGCAATGGTCATTGTGCTGCACACCGTGCATTGAATGGTTTGCACATTGGGTGGCAACAGGTCTGTGATTTTGTGAATCAATTGTTTGGTTATTTTCTTGCACATTCGACATTCAAATTGCACATTGTCCATAATTGGATTTCCTTAGATTCTCAATTGGCTGAAGATTAATTTGTGTAACCCACCAGTTTGGTTGCCTGGAATGGCGATATCTGGGTTTTTGTGCCATTGCAACTGGAATCCAACCTGCAATGAAATAGTGTGGGGCTTGACCAGTCACCAAAACGGCAATGTCGTCAATGCGGTCATACTCATGCACAATCATTTGCCCTGCAACGTACTTAGTCCACTTGACTTCAATGCCATTGCCAACGTCTGCTTTGACTTTGAATTTGTTTTCAAATGGGTCAAATGGTAATTGGAAGTATTTGGCAACCACCCATTCACTTGCAATTGTTTCGGCAGATTGTGCCAAATAATCGAAAAACGGCATTTGGGTTTGGTATCGCTGGACGTAATCTGCCATCTTTGTGCCATGCTCGCTTAATTTCACCGCTGCCAACATGCACACGCAATGTTCCTCAGCCGTTAGCGACATTTTCAACGGCAATCACCACAAAACCAAATGACCTTTTCCGTATGGTCATAACCCTTTTGGTAGCCAAATGAATCAAGTTTTTTTATTTGGCTGCATTTGTCACATTGTTCCACTTTGTATTCGGCAACAATTTCACCGTTTTTAAGCAGTTTGCATGTCATTGTTTTAACACTGATTATTTCCATGTAATCGCTCATTGCGCCATCATCACAATCAGGCAAACAACCAAGATAATTTCAAAAATAACCAGGGCGCGAACCAAATTTTTTTTTGTCATAGCTGGATTCGCCATTGTCCGTCACTGCCTAACATGTACCAAACGGGTTCACATTGTGTGGCTTTTGTTTTTTCCGTGCAGAAATAGCCGCCCCATGCCTTGCGGGTCTTTTCGGACTTTCCTTCTTTGAAAATGCGCGTGCCATGCTTGCAACGTGGCTTTTCGTCAATCAATTGACCGCCCAACTGTGTGGTGATTTCTTCGATTGTTGAACCTAGCGTTGGGATACCTGAATCTTGCAATGTCGGGTCTTCTTTGTAACTTGGGACTTCGCCCCAAGTTTTTGTCCAATAGTCATAATCCTGACCTGTCTTTACTTCTTTTGTGGAAAGGTCTTCAACCTGTTGCATTGTTTCTTGCGTGCTTCTTTCAGCCCCACCCATGACAAGTTGTTGCACGCGCATTATTGCGCTTGTTGTCGTATCTTCGACAAACCAACGTGCCATGTTTTTTTGATATGCGGCTTGATAGCCAAATGCAAAATCAATTCCAGCGGGCAGCAAATCTTCAGCGTTGCGAAATGCTTTTGCTTCAATTAATGCAAATCCCTTTTCTGCACTAAATTCAACAATGCGAGTTTCAATGCGCCCGTTTGGGTAAGTTAACCACCACCTTTCAAGGCGTGCGCGGCTTGCTTCATAGTTGTCCAAGAATCCCATTTATTTTACTTCCCTGCTTGCGTGACGGCTTACTGCCCGCCCGCGCGTAAAACCTTCACGGCTTCCGTCTTTGTGTCCCCTGGCATAACCCACCGCACTAAACATGACACACAAAATGCCAATCAAAATCAAACGCCACAATGTTTGAACGTCCATCAAGTCAAGCACCATTTTTAGATTCTCCCGATTCTAAGCGGCGAAATTGCCGCCTGGATTAAGGGTGGGGCATGGCACTGACAAAATCAACCTTCAAGCGTGGTTTTGGGCGTGTCTTAGTCGTTTTTTCTCAATGCCATTTCCAGGATTAAGGTGTCAAGTCTTTGTTCAATTCGGTTGACTTGGTCTTTTAGGCTTTTGCCACTGTTCGGGGTTAATTCCCGCATGATTGACTTCACCATGAATCGGGTTGACGAATAAACGGCAGTCAGCACCGCAATGACAAGCCCACCAACCGCCGTCCATTCGCCTATGCTCACTTGTTGCCAAATGCCTTGTCATTGGGGTTAAGCCAACGCAAAACAACTGGTGCAAGGGCTGCAATGCCCGCGCTCAATAACGTTTTTGGGTCAGTAATGCCTGCCATGTATAAGGCAAGAATGGCAGCTAAAAATGAACGCGCCCAAGACGCGCTTATGGCTTTTGCTTTTTCCATTGTGTCTTCTCCTTTTTCGGTTTTTCTCCCGATTGTGGAAGTGCAACTTTTGGAAAGTCGCCTTTATATGAAACAAACTTGGGAATTCCAAACCCAAGAATTTCTTTTCCTTCACCATAATTGCGAACCTTTACCATAACCATGCCCCCGTTGCGCTGGTCACCGCTGCCGCTGGTGTTGCCTTCAATGGTCATGCACTGATTGCCAGGCATTAAACCAACCACAATTCCAATGTGTGAAATTCGGTCAACGCCGTCATGCGGAAAATCCATAAACGCCAAATAACCTAATTGCGGCATGTTTGACCAACGGTTCATTTCTTTGAATTTATGCGCCCCAATGGAAGTGCCGACAACTGAATGAATTTTAACGCCTGCTTGGGCTGCACACCAATTGACAAAACTGCCACACCAGGGCAAACCATCTGCCTTTGTAAATTTGCCGTATTTGGTCAGGTTGTCGCCTTCTTCAACTGTTCCAATTTCAGCATTTGCAATTTCAATCAACCTGGCATTTGTGCCGTTAGGACAATGTAATGTCATGTTGTGCATTTTCACATTCCCATCTGCAAATTGCTTCGTCCAGTATTGCTTCATCGTGGCACTTAGGCGGAATGAAAGCGTCTTTCACTTCATCGTAAGTATAGCCAACAGCTGCATAATTAAATCTTATGTTGTTGTTGTAAGAAGTCTGCAACCAACTACCGCCAAATAATTCTGTTGCAAATTGTTCTACATTTGGTTCATAATTATTTGATATTACAATCACTTGAGTGACTACGCCGTTTTCAATTTTTGCACAATGAGCCATTAGAAAGTCACACTCCCGCTTCCAGTCCAAGTGTAAATACGATAGCCGCCTGAAGTTGTTATTGTCGGTGAACCTGTTGTAGATAAGGCTAAGGAAAAAGAGTCTGCATATCGAATAGTTACAATTCCTGAACCACCAGCAGCGGCATTTTGATAAGCACCAGGCGAATTTTGACCTGCTCCCCCGCCGCCGCCCCCCGTGTTCGCACTCCCCGCAACTGCGGCGTTTGTTGAATATGCACCATCGCCGCCACCTGCCGTTCCAATGCCACGATTTGCAAATGACGCACCCATAAGTCCGCCCCCGCCGCCGCCGCCACGACTAACTGATGAACCAGTTATAGAACTTGCAACACCTGAACCGCCGTTGCCCGCACCTGAATTATTGGCCGTGACACCAGTGCTTCCCGACCCGCCGCCGCCTGAACCTGAATCGCCAGGGCTGCCAGTCGAAGTTAATCCACCTGCATAACCTTGATTTGCCGTACCCGTGCCGCCAGCGGTGTTAAAAGTACCGCCGCCACCTGCGCCGCCGTTGGTACCAGTTGTAAGGTAAGTTGCACCACCACCGCCACCCGATGAAGTAATGCTTGAAAATACTGAATTGTTGCCAGGACTACCTGTTACACCGCGTGTTATACCCGCCGCGCCGCCCGCGCCAATTGTTACTGTGTATGTTCCAGTAGTTACCGCAGTTGCGCTTTCGGCGCTACCACCGCCGCCTGATGCTCCCGCGCTTGTGCGATAACCACCTGCTCCACCGCCACCGCCGCCAACACCAGTCGAAACATCTTTACCACCACCACCGCCACCTGCAATCACTAAAAAATCAACGGTGCTTGGTTTGCTATATAAGTGACCACTAATTTGACTCGCTATAATTCCTAGCATTGGTTTCATTACGAAAGGTCGCCAACAATGGTGAAGACGTTTGAAGCCGTGCAAATAATTGTGCAAGCGGAATAACGCGCCCTAAGAATTGGGGCGGCGGCACTTGCACCCGTTGACGTAATCGTCACGCCTGCACCAGCAGCAAATGTTGTTAATCCAACACCAATGGATTGAAGATTAATTGTGTTGCCAGCTGAAAAAATTGATGGCGGAACGGTGACTGTAATTGCGGAAGCATTTGAAGTGGTGACTAATTTGTTTTGTGAATCCGTCAAAACAAGTGTATAAGTTGTTCCTGTTTGTGCATTGAAAGCCAACGTGGAATCATCTTGTTCAATCCAAGTAAAGTCCAAGTCAGTCGCACTAGTTTTTGACAAAACTTGTCCCGTTGTCCCGCCCAATAAATCCACAAAATCAGTGTCAACTGCTTGTCCAAAAACTTCAAAATCTGCGGGCAAATCCGTGACCAAATCGGTCGAAGTCGGCATTTGCCAGCCAAAATTGCTTGTTGGATTTGTCATTTGTTCCCCTTTTCTAAGCCACTATTGTGGCATT